AATCAAGTCAGGGTTTTCGGCCGATGCAGGGCCGCTGGAAGGCACAGCAAGCGCTTTGTTTTCTTCCGGCGTCGAAGGTGCTGGCGCGGGCGCGGCCACGGTCGCTGGCAAATTGGCAGGTTTCGGGTTGAAAAGATTCATGAACGCCGCACGCTTCGTGGGGTCTTTCAACTCTCCACCATCATTCAAACCAATCCGAATCGGCTTCACACTACGCGCGAGATGCAAAATGTCTTTGGTCATTGTGGTTGTTTCCCAGTGATCGCGGGGATAACGGTACCCAGCAAATTGCGAACGACCTGCTCGCTTTCTGGGTGAACCGCGATGTTTTGCGCGAGGTCAATCATTTGAATTCGCTCTTTGGCCAGCATTTCCTGCTCTTCAACCATATTGTCCATGCGGTCTTTTTTCATGGTCGCAGCGAGCTGAGCGGCTTTTATTTTGGTGTCCGCCGCTTTCACGTTGGCGAGCTGTTGCTTTATCATGAGCTCGGATTGGTCGACCTTTTTCTCGTGGTCGGTTGGGCCAGTTTGCCCTCCGGCGAGCCCTTCCTGTTGCATTTTCGCATTGTCCATTTGGATTCTCGCCTGATCCAAAGCAAGTTTGCCCTTGGCTGTCATGAGTTTTGCGTCGGAATCTTGTTTTTTGATTTGCAATTCCGCCATTTGCTTTTGCATCTCAGGCGGTGGTGCACCGCGAGCTTGCGGTGGGATCATGAATTGCTCAGGATTGGACCAACCGACCGCTTGCAATGCCGCCGTGTCGATGGCGATTGGGTCGTAGAGCGTTGGGTTCTGCGCTTGAATCTGCTTCAACGCAACAATTTTCATGAGCCGTTGGGTCTGGGAAGCCGTGTTTGGATCGGCTTGCGGTACCAAATCGACTTGGTTCAGGGCGCGAATAAATGTTTCCTGATCCCACTTGCGTGCCGGACGGCGGTTTTTCTGCCAGAATGATTCAGGATTTTCCTTAAAGCAACGAACGATGAGCGCGAATTCCTCGGCTTGCGAGGCATGCATGCGTTTGTGAACGGCGTTCAAAACCTTGGTCGCCTGATCGATCAATGCGATTGTCGTGCCAACGGGGGCATCCTGTTTGCCTTCGCCCACGGCTTGTTCGGAGGTGCCCCCAATGCGAGCGCCCGTTTCGGCCATGTTTTGAACGAGGTTCATCAATGCGCCGGAGGGCTCTTTATATGGAAGCGGCATGACCGCCTGATTGATCGGCATTCCACCAGTTTTGACCAATGCTCCACCACCGGGCGGAACTCGGAATATATTTGTGTTTTGACGTGCACCAGTGTCGGCGTAAAGGAAGCCGGGGAAATTGGCATACATACCCGCATCAAGTAGCTCGCGCCAAGCAGCAGTGATAGCATTGGTTGTGTTCCCTAGGATGTGGAGGAGACCAATGTCATAAAAGCCCATCCCCGGTACGAATGTGTATTTGACGAAATTCTGACGGGCTTCAGGAAGATCCTTAGTTTCCTCATCGTAGTTGCGGACAATAGAAAGGATTTGCTTGCTGGATACATCGATGGTCACCCGATAAGGAATTTCGAGCCCTGTTTCTTTGCGTTTATGTTTATGCTCGAAGCCAGTGATGTTCAGCTCGCAATAGCATTCGTAGATCTCGCGGTCGCGGTCCTCTGGATTCATTTGATCCGGAGCAATGCCCTGTTGGGCCATCTTTTCGCGTTGGGCGGCATCGTAGTCCGTTTGTTTCGGAGCGCTTAGCTCAACATCCTGATAAACGCCAAGGATCTGCATACGCTTCACGGTCGAAGGCCGCATGTAGATGCGGTGGGTGACGCGCTTCGCATTGCTCAGGTCGGTTGCAGCATTGTTCACGATCAAGTCATCGGCGTCTATCGATTCGCTGACTGGGCGACCACGGAGGGGGCAGAAGTAAACCTTCTTGAAGGCAGTACCACCAAACCCAAGCATGAGTAGCATCCGATCGGTGTCGGGATAATATTCTCGCGCAGTGCTGGTGAGGTAGTGATTAAGATCGTTTTCAAGATCGTTGGCGAGTTGGTCGGAGGCGAGGTCGGCATTGTTGTTGTCCTCGCGAATCTTCACTGGGCCGTCAGTGGGCAAAAGCTCAGACCGTGCGTTCGCCTGAAAACGCAATACGGCTTCGAGCAAGAGCGGATGGCGAACCCTCGACATGCCTTCGACTGGTGCGCCATCGGCAGCCCCTGCGAGGCCGGGGATCTCAATTTTGAGGCCCATGAGCTTAATGCCTTGAGCGCGGTCGTCAATCCATTCTTTGCGGGAATCGAGGTCATCCTGAACGCCTTTCAACAGCTCCTCGGAGATGCGAGCGAGCTCCGCCTCGTTGATTTTATCGACCAGATTATCGAACCAGCCTTCCGGCCCGCCCTCGTTTGCGCTTTCCAACGGCGAGCCATCGAGCGTCAGCGTGACCGACCCATCACCGTGTTCAATCGTGAGTAGGTTGCCCTTTTCATCGACGTTGGGCGCATCGCCCTCATCCGCGAGTTCAATCTCAATGCCCTCATGCTGAAGCTCTTCGGGCGCATCACCGGGCAAGCGGATGTTTGGGCTGAGGCCGGGGGTGAGCGCCATTTCCTATGTTCCTTCTCAAACGGCATAAAGCGGAGCAGGAGGCGCTCCGCGATGCTGGATGCTAGATTCGTAATCGTTTTGGGCTTCTTCAGGTCGGGCTATCATGCCTGTTTTTCGCAAATGACGCAAGGCCATTGATACGGTGTCGACAAGATCGTCGTGTTTTCCTTTGGGGAAAATGGCCGATTGGGTGATGACCATGTCCGCCCAGCTTTTGTCCGGGGCGTAAACAAGCCCTTCAGCAAAGATATGTTGGACCGAATAGAGCCTCGAGCGTTTGTCGATGCCGTTCGGGTTATCGGTGATGACCATGAAGCCGAGATGGTTGTAAAGTCGACGAAGCTCCTGCGCAACCGAGTGCCCTGCCGCTTTGTCTTCGATCAGGATTGCATCCGCTTTGTATTTCTTCAGCGTTTCAGCCACCTTGGTCACGAGCTGATGGAGCTCGAGGCGCTCCGCCCATGCATTGACGAGCATAACTTTTGGGTGAGGAGCTTTGTAGCCACGTTCCTTTTGGAACATGTCTTTTAAGCTCAGCGGCTTTTTCATGGCCTCGGTCGAAATGGGATCTTCCGTGTAAACACCCCAAATGGTCAATGCCGATGGATCATTTTCGGTTTTTTCGGTGTAAGCCGTGTCGAGGCTGGCAATGATGTAATCGAACGCAGGGAACGATTCATGTTCCCAGAGCTGCCACCAGTCGCGCTTTATGATCCCGCCGTCTGCAGGGGTTGGAGTTTGCTGGAACTGACCGCTCACGGCGTATGGGCCCATGGCCCGTTTGTCGCGCTCTACAACGTGCTCTGGGAACCGTTCAGGGAAAAGGAGCTCGCCTAGCGCGTCGCGCTGGTCTTCCCAGCCCAGCAGCGTTGGAGCGGCGCGGAGAGGCTCGTATTCCATGGGCAACATGATATGGTCGTAGCCCAAACCTTTATCGAGGATGACACCAGAGACATCCTCTTCATGGAGGCGCTGCATGATGACCACGATTGCCGACTTGTCCGGATTGTTCAAACGGGTCGGCACAGCTTGCAAGAACCAATCGATCGTGGTCGATCGCATCTGGTCCGAAGCGGCGCTTTCCACTGTGTGGGGGTCGTCGATGATGACTCTGTCACCACGAGCACCCGTGATTCCGCCAGCGGCCACAGCTTGGCGGAAGCCAGTCGCGGTGTTTTCGAACTTGGTCTTTGCGTTCTGGTCGCCTGTCAACGTGACACGGTCGCCCCAAAGCGATTGATACCATTCGGATTGAATCAGTCGGCGCATCTTCGTCGAATCACGGATGGCGAGCTCTTGACCATGGGAGGCGCAAACATAGCGCAAATGGGGCATATTGCGTGGTCCCCATTCCCAAGCTGGCCAAAAGACGTTGGTCAGCAATGACTTCATCGCGCCCGGCGGCACGTTGATCAACAGACGATTGTAATACTTTTCGTCGTCGATCATCATTTCGTCAGTGATTGCAGTGAGATGCGCCGCAATCATGTCGATGTGCCAGTTGTGGACATAATCTTGGCCCGGTTCGACCACGTGCCATGCAAGTTTTATGAAATCGACAAAACTTTCTTCGCAGTCTGCTTTGTCCAAAAGGAACAAAAGCTCATCGGGCGTGTAGCTTTCGGCAAGTTCCTCCAAATCGTAAGCCACCCGATCATGCATCAGTCAGCCTCGACCGCTGTGAGTTCGATCTGCTTCAACAAAGCATGGCGCAACTGATCACGGACCTGCGCTGGCATGAGCGTCAAATCGACCTTTTGCTTTATGTTCACGTCCAAAGTGCTCTCGGCCAAGAATTTTGCGCCGTATTTCTTTGGGGCCAGCTTTTCATTGTGCCAGCGGCGTGTGTCGATGCGGTTTCGCGCACGAGCAGGATTTGCATCATCGTCCGCAATGTCCATCATGGTCTCGACCATAATGTCTGCTCTCATTTCAATTGCTCGTGCGTATTGTTTGGCCAAAAAAGGCTCATCTTTGATGTGCGCAAGGAAAGTTGCTGGGCTCGGAAAGCGTTTTGAACCGTCTTTATTTAAACTTTGGCAAACTTTTGTTAGGCTTTCGCCTTCGGCAATACGACGAATGATTTCCGCAAGATCTTCCTGCTTCACATCATCGTTCAGCCAAAATCCTTTACGTTTAGGCGGTATCGCAACAGCTTTTGAGGCTTTTGCCACAGTGCATTCTCCCTCTCAGAATGAGAAAGCGAGTATGCTCCGGAACAAAACAAACGCAAAAAGAAATCGTTAAGTGTAGCAACCCATTCGGAATGCTAACAAATCATGCAGTTGAGAAGAGAAATTAGTTACATCAATTTCATCTTCTGGCCTGAAATCAAACTTATTTTGAAGCATCGCGGCTCTTGAACCTTGATAAAATAATATCCTATCAGGTGTTTTGCCTTCGCCAACACCAACAATAAACAAGCTGTAACCTCCGGCTTTGAACAAATCCCGATGCCACTGAACCTGAGAAGCTCGGACATCATGGCACGACAGCTTCTCACCTTGGATTTCTCCAACTTTCAACTCAATGGGCACAATCCTGCCCTTCACCATGATCTGAAGATCCGCAATCCCAATCGTTCCGCCTCGTCTCGGCTCATAAGTCGAAAGCCATCCGTCCCAGTTTTCCCGAAACCAACTTTTGAATTGCTGTTCATTCATCATAAAACTCTCCCATACATTTTATTTTGCTCTTCGAGCCATTCATAATATTTGGACCAACGAGCTCGAGCAGCCTCGGACATTTTCCTCTTCGTTTCTTCTGAGATAGGTTTTTTGTTTCGAGCAGCCTCGGACATCTTCCTTTTTGTTTCATCCGAAACTTTGGGCCTATTTTTTGCCGCAAAAGACATGTTCGCTCTCGAAGTT